ACCAACTTCTCATTAATACAGTTATAAGAGAAGCGAAAAAGCGGAATGCAGAACATAGAATTTACCCTAGTCAATCACAGGATAAAAAACAAAATCCTCTGACACACAAGGATAAAGTACTATTTATGCGAAAAATGTTTTCAGGAGCGAATATTGTTGATGATAAATCAGCAAAAACTCCTTTTCAAGTACTAGAAACCCTCAGTAAACAGGGATATACGAAAGTTTACATGGTAGTCGGTGGTGATCGGGTGTCTGAATTCAAAAACAGAATGAAGAAATACACCACTGACTTTGATGTGTTTGATGTTTTATCAGCGGGTGAACGAGATCCGGACGCAGAAGGCGTTGTGGGAATGTCGGGATCCAAAATGAGAAAAGCAGCAGTCGATGATGAATTTGAAATGTTCATTAAAGGCGTACCATCGAAAACACCAAAACGAGTAGCACTTAGACTTTTTAAATCCATTCGAAAAGGAATGGGACTTAAAGAAGAATATGTTGCAATCGGTGAACAAACATTTGAGGTAAGACTCGCAGACACAGACGAAACCAGATCTAAAGGACTGATGGACGTAAAGTCCATGTCTAATGGAGATGGTATGCTATTCGTCTTTGACGAAGAAGATCATCACGGTATCTGGATGAAAAACACTTATATTCCTCTGGATGTCATATGGATCAATGAAAGCGGAACAATTGTTGATATCGCTACCCTCAATCCACACGACTTAAACACACGAATGCCTAATCAACCAGCCAAATATGTTCTTGAAGTAAACGCAGGAACATTCACCGGAAAAATTGGTGACAACATCGGCTCAATTCCTTTAGACGAATCTATTCAACTGGATGAACTCTCAAAGGAAGCCAGAAGAAAAATGGCAAGATCAGCGAGAAGAACTGCAAAACGTCGAGCGATGAAAAGAGCAATCAAAGCCAGAAGAATGAAGGGCGGAGATGATCTAAAGAAGAAAGCACGAAAAGTAGCAATAAGTGGATTTAAGAAAAAAATGCTCAAGGGCAGAAGTTGGACTTCTCTTGGACACTCAGAAAAAGAAGCAGTAGAGAAGAGACTGAAAAAGAAGTATTCTCCTGCTAGAATTGCTAAGGTTGCACAGAAACTTTTGCCTGGAATCAAACGAAATGAAAGAGAAAGAATTGCTCGTGTTAGAGGAAATGTGAATGAAGATTTCCGTCTTCTCACAGAACCCGACATTCTTGATAGGCTTGTTGGTCAACTCAAAGCAAAGAATCCTTCATGGTCAGATTCAAAGGTATATGCAGTCGCTACTGCATCTCTTCAGAAAAGAGGAGTTCTGAAGAAGGGTTCACAGAAACTTACCGGGAAAGGTAAGAAGAGAAACTCTATGAGCGCCGGGGATCGAGCAAAGGATCGTGCTGCGAAATATTCTGGTAAGTCACCAAGTGATTATAAGTACAGCAGCAAGACGAACCGTGCAACTCTGAAAAATAAGAATGAAGAGTTTGAGTCTTTTGTCTCTGAGTGCTGGGACACCCATGTACAGAAAGGTATGAAGAAAAAGGGCGGTAAGATGGTTCCCAACTGCGTACCCAAGAACAACGAAGAGAGAGACTACAGAAAAGAATACGACAACTACCAAGGCAAGCAAGATCAGATTGATAAGAGAAGCAGTCGAAATAAAGCAAGAAGAAAACTAGAGTCACAAGGTAGAGTTCGTATGGGTGACGGAAAAGATGTTGATCATAAAGACCGAAATCCACTAAATAATGGTGATAAGAACCTAAGAGTCAAATCTAAGAGTTCCAATCGCAGTTTTTCACGAAAGAACGAAAGTAAAGTTCCACCTCTAGAAGATGGAACCAATAGAGCAAGAGAGTATTACCAACTAATGACTCCCGGTCAGGCCTGTGGAGTTAAAAGGTTTAAAAAAAGGTTTAAAGATGTCCGGTAGATTAAAAAAAATTAACGAGTCTCTTATTAAAGCAAATATAACTTTACTTGTTATCGATGAACAAGCATCTCAGCCTATGCCAATAGAAGGCGGCGGACAAGTCCCTGTTGTAGCACCACCGGGAACCAATCCCGGTTCACTTAGCACACATGGTTACCACTTTCCCCCGTGGTTGATGCCTCCTGCTGGTGGTGGTGGTAATACAGCACATCCAATGTACCCTGCATATCTTATACTGGTTCAAGATCATCCTCTAATAGGCATGGTTCTTAATTTTGGTAATTTCCTATCCCTCATGAGATTTATTTACCGTCCACATGTTCCAAATACACTTTTCACTAGATTCCCATTCTTGAGACAATTACTCGACATGATGGGTATTGAAGGAACCCAACTGCAAAACATTTTCCGAGATCTTCTTCGTTCGTGGATGCTTAATAATCTAGACTATACAGCATCCATGTTGGAAGATTTATTCCCACACCTGTTTGGTCCAACTGTTATACCGGGTGACATTATTCCCGGTGGTGATAAAGGAATTGGTGCTGGAGGGGTAATCAAACCAACCCAGACAGGTGGTGGTTTGACAGATGGTATCCTTGACATTCTTAATATATTAACAAATTCCTCAACAATACCAATGGTGATTGGCGAACAAACTTCTCCAATCGACAGAATAAAAGAAAAACACCGGGAAGAAAACGAAAGAATTAAAACAAAGCACGAACGCGAAATTGATATCGCACAAAGACGAGAAAGAAATCGTCGAAGAACTCAGCGGCAAGGCTGATTTTATACATACATATGATAAAGGAGATTTAACATGAGTGAAGCAGAAAGCAACCCAGTATCAACCGGACAAGGAAACTTTAGTCCAGAAGGTCCGTTTACAGATTCTAGTCCTGCAAACAAATCTTTAGTAAATGACATTGAAAGCATTACAAGTAGTCAACCAGTAACACTTCCAGATCATCTTTTAAAGTCAGCAAAAGCAGCAGGTGAACTTGCATCTAATGCAAAGACATTAGAAGATAAGCAGAACATTTATAAGAACTATCTTTCAAAATCAAATGCGGGGAATCAGTCAACCACCAAAAGTCAGGTGAAGGATTGGGAAAATGCCGCGGAATTCTTTAGGAACAAGAAATGAAAAAATTTAGAGACATTAGAGAAAACCCCGAAGTCGGTGGATATGGCCACGGTAGATATCAGGTCGATAAATCGAACCCTGAAACAATTGCTAACATCACACAGGCAATCAATCACGAACTCGACAAGGGTTACTTGAGTCCCAAGAACGCTATAGAGAACCTTCGGACTAAACTAAACTTTGTTGGTTTTGATTTTGACCTTAAGGATCTACCTGAAAGTGGTTCTGTTTCTTTCCCCCTAAAGAAAGCAACTGAAGTATTTGGTAGGGGTATGGAAATTGACAAGTTTGATGTTGACTTCAATAATCAAAGCGTCAACTCTACTGGTATGACTCTGAATGTTAACATCTCCCAAGACGAAGATGGTATGTATAAATTGACTGGAAAAATTACCTAAAATAGAAAATATATATCATGGAAATCTGTATTATGCAACTGAACGATCGATTAAACGATAACACATATATGATGTATGCGATGAAGCATTATGATAATCCTCAATGCATCGGTATGGAGGAGTTTCAAGAAGACTTAAATAGAATAAAATATATCAAGCGTCTCTTTCGCAAGTATAAAAATTCTGATATACTTCGAGAGAGACTTATTCTTAATCATATAATTATATTCTTTAATGTGTTTGGTGTAGAAGCAGGAACCAGAATTCTCTTCTATAAGATAGAAGAAGAATTACATGGACTACTCAAGACTTTCTTAGTTTATTTAAACTATCTTCCAGAAGAGGATATACCAGAAGCCAAATTAATAGAGATCCCTCTAGATCAATTTGTTATAAATAAACTAAGGGAGTTATGAAATGGATCAGAAAAGTCAATTAAACGAACAAGTCGATATGCTTGTTGCCTATAAATTCATCAAAATCCTTACCACAGACTTCAAGGATACTGATGCATTTAGATTGGGTGTGATTGACAAAGACGGCAACATCCTCAAGAAAAGAAAAGACTTGAGAGGTGATGAGAGAACGTCATACACCATCTTCCATACTCTAGTATGGAATCTAAAAAAGTTAATGATGAAAGTGCCTGGTTTAAAGAGTAAACTTGGTTCATATGCCAGTGCATTGTTTCTATTGAAGGAGCAATATAACAAAGAAAATAATAGAGGGGGAGAACTCCTCGCAGAACGGATCCTAGAGTCTCTGAAAGACAATTTTCCTGATTCAGACGTTCTGTTTGAGTCTATTTTTGAGTCTCCCATAGAATCCGGCGTTTACATTGCAACACACGAAATTGTTACTCCTTCTTTTGAAACAATAAACGAAGGTGAAGTGATCATAATAGGAAACAGAAAACAAGCACTAACAGAAATGTCATCTGTTCCTCTGTACACTGCGGTACACCTTGATTCGGGCGAAGAAGTGGTAGTAAGCAAATCATCCATCGAAAAGATCCACGAAAATATAAATACTGCTCCTGAAATTATAGCAGGAATGGCAGTTTTTGACGTTGATTCTGTACCACACGACATGATACACGGAAGAAAGAAGTTTGAAAAATGGGAAATTGATAAGTTCAATGCTCTTGATGATAACATGAGAAAAGCCATTCGAAAATACTCATATAGAAACAGGGGAAGAAAAATTGCTCTTCGTGGGAAAGACGGAACAATTACACCCTTCAAGGAGGCGTATAAATGATGTCATTCATAACACCAGAATTTCTCACTCTAATCGGTAGTAGTTTAACCGGCTTTCTTTTTAAGTACATGTCAGAAAAACGACAAGATCAAAAAGAGATCTTCGAGCGGATGATAACCTCAAGCAAGAGACAAGACGAGAGTCAAGATCTTGCTGTTGCTAGAGTTGGTATTGAGGCAGGAAAAACTGTTCGAAGACTTATCGTGGTAACCATACTATTTGGTACAATAATGGCTCCATTTATTCTTCCATTCTTTGGAATTCCCACAGTAGTAGAAATTACTGAAACCGAAGGTTCATTTTTTGGTTTTGGTGGTGGACAGAGAGTAACATTCCACGAAATCTATGGATATCTTTTTACAGAAGAAAATAGACAAGTTCTCCTTGCTATCGTGGGTTTCTATTTTGGACAAGCAGTAGGAAAGAGTTCTAAACGATGAGTCGCCTTCTAATCATATCTCTTATATTTCTTGTATCATGTTCAGGATCTCTGCGAGTGAACAAAACAGTCCCGAAACACGGTTCTGTACCAGAAGTCAATCCGGTAAGAACAGAGGGTATTTCTGTGAATCGTTTTTCGTCAACAGCCTTTTTGGTATTTTACACCCCAATACTATTGGGTGCGGTATATTTGACATACAGAACATTCAAAAAACAAAAGGTATCGGAAATCACAAATGAAAAATGACATATATTCGTTCAAAGAATTCATAGTCCTCGATGAAAATATCATCAAAGCCATAATTAAGGGTTTTAGAAAACTCGTTAAAGGTGGATCAAATGTTGCTGATGATATAATCGACACTGCACCAGTACCAAAGCCTGGTTCTGGTGTTGTTCAAGGTGTTGGTGAAAGTATGAGCGAATATATCGCTAGGTTACAAGAATCGATTATGAGTATTATACGAAACGGACCTGGTAATACCACTAGCATTCTATATGGTCACTGGCAAACAATAAGAAACTTCATTCAAAACCCAACACAAGCAAACTGGGAAGCGGTAGCACAGATAATAGAAAATGCTGGTTACCGAATCTATCCAGATGGAGATGGTTTTGGTGGTGGATCAATGCAGTCTTGGGTTCAAGGCATGGGGGATCCCGCACAAAACGAAGTAGTTGATGCGTTTTGGAATTACGTTTTTGGTATATTCCAAGGAATGGATAATGTCCCTTGGAACGAGTGGCTTTAAATTATTTAGATCCGTTTATTCTGTCATAAAACATCTTGCAAATATAGTAAGCATCGACAATATCAGAAACAGGATTTGACACCTCTTTTTTAAGGGGTGTTATTTTCTTGTGTAGATCGATAAAAGTTTCTTTTACAAACGAATCGTGCATTGCAGTCTTGTCTGCGTTACCTTTACCCGTAGCAAACTTCTTAATGGAAGTTGGTGCAATTATATCGACAGGTATTGATTCTTGGAACAGTCTGTACTTAAGGACACCTGTGTTTTCTGCAATATGAAAAACTTTTCCCTTAGAACCAAAAGAATAACCTTCAAGCGCCACTTGATTGCACTTGTATTTTTTAAGGATATCTACCGCCCAATCAGAAATACTGTTATATCTGGAAGGATCACATTCCACTTCAGAAAACTTAGTTCCGTGAATGTTTTTCATAAACGTAGTGGCATACTTTTTAATATCTGTTAGGTAATAAAATGAACAATTCTTAAATGAGAACTCGGTATTCCTTTCACCAGTATATGAATCTACATCGTGAAATATACAAATTGCTGGTCCTCTTAAACTATAATCGATACCTGCTATTGACATAATAAAACTCCTTTAGTCTATAATATGTAGTTCATTTGTTATATAAATATTTACATGAATGACTTTCATAAAAACTTTAAACCGCAAATCTTCAAACGATTAAACATAGAAGGTATGTCGTTTTTGATGGCTCCTCCCGAAAGTGGGAGCGAAAAGACAAGTATAGAATTAGAACTTCTGGAGAATGTTGGTAGGAGATTGAAAGAAGAAGATTTGTCTTCTATTAAAAAATACAATAACAATGTTCTGGAAAATTACTACCACATGTTGGAACAATTTTCACTACCAATAAACAAACAAGAAGTAGAAGATCTATTGACTGATATTCGGATAATAGTCGAAAATGAAAAAATCAAACATAATAGATCTAGACCTGTCGATATAGCAAAAAGGCAGGGGTTTGAGATTAAAGAAACCATAAACTCAAATATGACACCATCATATCCATCAAAGCATTCGGCAGAATCTATGTTTCTGTCTCTATACTTTGCCGAACAGTTTCCCCTATATAAAGATATACTAATGGAAATGGCAAATAAAATTGCTAATTCACGATTGCTCTCATCTAACAACTACCCAACAGATAATCTTGCGGGACAAACGATAGCACATGTATTATTCAATAGATTTAAAGAAAGCAAAAACCAATGAGAAGAAAACCAAAACTAAGAACTACACAGGTTGGAACTAAACGTCAAATTGAGTTTGGTTTAAACAGAACTATGGGCAGCCAAGAAGGTGGTGAAATTCCATTTTTCCCATACGAACCAGCAGTTCAGGGATATAACTCAACTGAACGTAAATATGGTAAAGGACTAACATATGATTCAAAATACCGACCAGCATCTTCTCAGTCAGTAGACAACTACGGCAGTATGGATTCTGGTGGTGGAATGAATAGTGTCATAGGAGAGTCTTGGTTTCTTGGATAAGTATCAATAAAAAAAACCCTCTGGATATCCAGAGGGTTTCTCTCATGTTCATTGTTTCGAAAATTAGTTTCGATCAGGAACCAACTGCGGCGGTAGCGGCATCCCAGAGAGACTTAACTGCTCCTGCTGCCCACATTACACCGTTCCAAGCAAAAGGCAAAAGTGCGAGGGTGATCATCATTGATCGACAAACTCCTACCTTAGCGAGAGCCTTGGTAACAACGTCCTTTTCACAATTCCCGGTGATTGGGCACTCTCGTTGAGTGCAAATCTTATTAGCCATAACTTTTCTCCTTTGTTAAGTTAACCCGGCTTAGGGGGTGGTGTTAAATACACCAATCAAAATGTCCATATTAGACATGTCGAAGTATTAATTATACATCAAGTATGATGAATGTCAAGTAATTTTAGTTAGTTAAGTCAACAATTTCGCAAGAATTTCCAGAACATGCCATTGTCTGTGATCCTGCTGTATTGTCTTCCTTTTCATAATTTGAAAGTTCTGTCCAATCAACACCAACAGGCATTGATTTATAGAGTTTAGTATATTCTTCTTCTGTGCAATCCTGATATGGTGCCTGTCTGTAACTATGATCACTGTGTGGTAAGAAAGAAACACCAGACACCTCATCGAAGTGTTCATAAACCCATGCACCAACATCCATCCATTCGTGTTCCTTTACAGTAACAGTGATGCTTGGTTTGTGTTCACACCAGTGAATTTGATAGAGCAACCAATGTTCAAGTTGTTCAATGGCAGTCATGTCAGTGCGGACAACACAACCTTCTGGTGCCTTCACCGGAAAAGAAAACACCATCGTGTGTTCTGGTTTCATTACATCTGGTTCGCACGGGAACCCCTTTTCCTTCATGAACACACACAGAGGATCCTTGATATCCGCACGGACGGTGCGAATGTAATAAGGATTGTGTCGAGCGTGAATACCAGAAGAAGCATCAACCAACTGAGATACAGTACCACTTGGTTTTACACAAGTGATTGCAGCAGACTGATTAATTTTTAGTTTCTTTGCAAGTTCTTTATTGGTTTCAATTGCAACATCTCTAAGAGTCTGAAGAGTTTCTATAAGAAGTTTTTCGCCTTTCTTTCCATTCATCAAATCATTGTCCATGATTCCCGTGAGTGAAACACCCAAGAGTCTTTCTTCCTCGCAATTATTCTTCCATTCGCTAGAAAGATAACGGAAATTTGTAAGTGTAGATTGCCATGTACCAAGAATGGTTGCAAGTCTAACTTTCTCCTTTAATGTGTCAACTGTATCTTCTTTTCGAACAACCACTTCGGTGAGATTGCAAAATTCTCTATCCCGAAGAAGAATTTCCGAACAGGGGTTACAACCAAAATTATAATTAGGATCTCGACGATCACCAAGTTTTTCAATTGTTTTCTTTGCAGCACCCCTATTAAAAATACCACGTTCTCCAGACTTACTCTTATATAAAGAAACCCATTCGTCCATGAACGTACCCATTTCTGGTTTTTCTTTGTACGCTACTGAATTGTTTGACAACGCTCTTTGTGGATTTTCGTGCCACCATTGTCCTGTCTTCGCTTCCCGCATCCGTTCGTCTGTGAGCGACGAGAGGGAAATAAGGGCACTTCTTCTGACTCCCCCCACCACGACAATTTCAGCAATCTTGCAGATGATATCGTGACATTCGATCGAAGTGAGTTTTCTTCCACTAGCCTTCTTATAGGTATCCACCGTGAATCTAAACAAATCATCCAACGGCTTTGGTCCAGAAGAACGACCTCCGAAAGTTTTAAGTCTTTCCCCCGCAGGTCTAATCTTCGAGAGATCCCATTGTGGTACTTGACCACCAATGAGTAGCGATGTAAGTTCTTTATACGCCTTTGCCCAACCCAGTTTACTATCTTGTACAACAATGGTGGTATCACTTACTTCAAACTCCTCTGCAATGGTTGCAAGTTTGTCTAGAAAGTCTCTTTCAACACTAAACCCAACTCCAGTGCCACACATCAGGATATAAAGAATCTCATCAAAAGATCGGACTCTTCCTGCACTCACATAAGCACAATTATAACCTGCAACATGATCTCTCCTTAGTGCTTCACCAGCAGTCATCAATGCTCTCATTGAAGGCATAACATCAAGTGCAACAATAGCACTTTGTAATTCTTCTTGTTCCTTTTTAGAAACTTTATATTTTTGATTTTCGTTTAGGTGATCCACAAAAAAATCAAAGTAACGAGAAACAGTTTCTTCCCAAGTTTCTCTTCTTCCCTTTTCATCGGTCCATCTGGAATATCGACTTAGATGAATAAAATCCTGAAACGGTGTCGGTAATGTCATATATCACAATCCTTCTTTATAACTAATATCTGTGTCATTTATTTATGTAAGTTCTTTCCATGAAACTGGAAAAATACGGGAAATTATTTTCCCAATTACTTTCGCATATTCTCTAACTTCATATTGTGCATGTTCATCAATTCGTTGCTTATAGAATCTAGCGTATGCTGCAAGAGATCCAGTCCAGTACCATTCTGTATACATTCCTTGTGGAAGCACGAACCGTGCTTGTTCGGGTGCAACATTGTTGCGAAGAAGTTCATTGTATGTATGAATAGCAAGACGAATCGAATTGTCGAAGTTCTTCTCTGCTTCGGGGTGAATTCTAATGAAGTCACTACTCCCCTGCTTTGCACCACCCGTGGGTTCACCTCTCCATGCTGGATAATAGAACTCAGGTTCAAACGAAACATAACGGCGAGAGATTTCATTCTCTACGAATCCCTGCTTGTGCTTGAACATCTGGGTTCGAATCGAGATTGGTGCCTTTACCCGCAGGGTGATCTGCGGATGTGCAAAAGGCGTCCAGTGTTGGTGCTTCGCAAGATACTTAAGTAACTTCACATCCCGTTCACCTAACTTCTGTACGTCCTCTGGGTGGTACGAGGATCCACTCTCACGCAGTCTTTCCACTGCTTCCTCGTCAATCTCCCACTCGGTATCCTTTGAGAACGAAACCCGTGCGGCGTTACACACCGTGAGATCTGAACCCATGTGATCCACTAGATCAACATGACCTTTATTCAATACTTTATGGCTCATACTACACCTTTCTCCATGTTTCAAATCGAAGTTTTGCTTCTAGACCACTAAAAGTATTTTCGTTTATCATTTTTTGAATCTTTCGAGTAGACATTTTATATGCTAAATCGTTTATGTCTTTTTCCAAAATGTTTTTTGGCCAGATGCATACTTCTTTACCCATGTTGATAAGTTTTTCTATATACAAACAAATCTGAGGGTTTCTTGGTTCGTTGTCTAAAACAAATGTCATGGAACTACCTTTAAATCTTTTCGGTAATATTTCCAATGCTCCTGCTCCAACCATTGCAACGGAATTTTGCAAGAACATGCTGTCAATAGGACCTTCCACAACGTAAATACGCTTTTTGGGATTCGCTCTCCACATTCCATACCAGAGTCGATCAATGCTTTTATCGTGCTTTACTGTAATATACTTTGCAGTTTTTCTGGCGTTGCTTTCGTCTCTAAAATTTATAGACCTTCCTTGAACCGCAACCACATTTCCTTCTTCGTTGAAAAATGGTATTACCAGTCTTTCTTCTTTACCCACCATAATATTTGTGTCCGGATCTAATGTTTTCATAAAGGAACCAAAATCACTAGAATAGTAGAGATACCTCCAGTATTGTTTTGGAATTATTCTCATGTTTACGAACTTAACAATATTATGAGTTTCGGGTAATTCAGTAATGCACTTTACATGATCCAGAATTCTATCTTTAGTTTTAAACTCTGGTTTCTTTTTTAGTTTCTTAAACATATCATCCCCTTTTCGTGGAGTTTTGTTTTTATCTTTTCCACATTTCCATCTTTCGAGGGAATACTCTTTTGCTAACTGAGAAGAAACATGATTTAAAAAATTATATAAGTTGCAACTATGATTACAGTTATGGCATTTATAAAAATACGAGTCTGCTTTTTGATAAAAGAACCCTCTTGCTTTAGATTTGTTTTTTTGCGAGTCACCACAGATCGGACATCTACAATTAGCAAGATTTGACTTTTTCCAGGCGAATCTCTCTAGCATGGGAGAAACTCTATTTATATATGTTTGATCTATGTAGACACTCATATCACATCTGCCACTCGTTGAATTTTTCAGAATACTTTGATACCTGTGTTTCTGACAACCCAAGATCAGAAGCATTTCCTGTTCCTATTAGGTTGATATTTTCACTCAAAGCAACATCACTGAATTTCATTTTTGCCTTTTCAACACCAACCACAAATTTTCGGTTTGTCCCTAGATCATTATATCTGTTCTTTAATTGCTTAACCATGAGTTGTCCCTGTTCGTCTAGTTCTTCTGTTCCGATCAATGCAAACATAAAGTCTGCTGTCTGGGGAAGACCGAATGATTCGGAAACTTCTTCAAGTCCAACATCGGTGTTCGAAAAACCCTGTCTGTTTGTTTGAGTTGCAGACCAGATGGGTAGTTTTTTCTCAATTGCAAGTCCTCGTACTTCTTCTGCAATAGCCTTGACATACATGTAAGAGTTTACGTTCGCAGCATTCTTAAATCTAGCAGCGGCGCAAATGTTTAGGTAATCAATGAAGACAATATCTGGTTCAAACTTCTTCTTCAACTTGAGTTCGTCGAGCAAATGTCGGAAGTGATTTACATTTGCAGTAGCAGTAGGATATTCCTTTACGATTAGTTTACCGTTGAATCCCATAGTGGCATTTTGTAGTTTCTTGTCATACATGTCCTTGGGAACACAACGAAGATCATCCATAGTGATGTTCATTAAGTTAGCATCAATTCGCTCTGCAATTCTTTCTTCTGCCATCTCACAAGTGATATACAAAACTTTAAGGTTCTGTGCAAGACAAGCAGCAGCGTGATGGCACATAAACATAGACTTACCAACACCTGTTCCTGCCATAACAATGTTCAGTGTTTTGTTTGGTGTTCCTCCGTTGGTAATGGTGTTAAACATTTCCAAATCAAATGCAATTCTATCTTCTTTCTTGTGGTAAAACTCATACCGTTCATCTGCATCTTCGATATAGTCGTGTCCGATGTGAGTGTCGAACCCAACCGAAAGTGCATCAGAAAGAATTCCCGGAATAGCATTGTCCGATTGGGTTTGACTTTTACCTTCAATGATATGAATAGATTCTAGAATGGCATTATATACTGCTTTGTCTTTGCAGAAGTTCTCCGACTCCTTCATTATCCATTCAGTATCATAATCACTTTCAAGAGAAAATACTTCATCTACCAGTTCTTGACACTTTTTCTCCTGATCATCACTTTGTGGCAATTTAGAGATAGCGATAGACATCGCTTCCTTAGATGGTAGAGAATTGTATTCTTGAATGTATTCGTTAATGTTCTCATATACCACCTTGTCGGTTGGATCATGAAAATATTCACTCTTAAGGAATGGAACAATCCCCCTTGAAACTTGCTCGTCACAGGAAATAGAATGTAGTATAATTTTTTCAATCTGCACTATCGTTGAACCTCAAAGATTTTGGATCTTCTTCTAATTTAGTGTCTAAAATTTCAATCACAATATCACCTAGCATTGATTCGAATTCTTCGTCCAATTCAATACCGTTTGGATTGTCCAAAATATCGTAATTGTATTTTAGAGTTGCTTCATCAGAATCATCTATCGGAACGATTGCAACTCTACCAATGGAAATTGCAACGCCATCGAATCTTTCATCTAAGATCCTAATATTACCTTCGCTTTGACCTTCAATTGTCCTGTACTTCATCTTCGTCTTTCTTGTATGGGAAAATTTTGTTTAGTTTTTCTTTTCTTTCATTGCACTTGTTACACTCTTTTATTTTCCCACCGGAAAGAACCTTTACCAATTTTGATATAGTATCACCCACTCCGGTAGATTCTTTGTTTTTATTCAGAGGCCATGTTGGTGGCTTAGGAGGTATTTTGTCTTCTTCATTCTTCGCACTCGACGACATCTTCTACCTCCTCTTCTGTGCTACCGTACTTGAATTCTTTTGCAACTGCATCTTCAAGTCTTTCCATGACTTCGGGTGTAAAATACTTTTCTGGATCATTGTTGATTGATTTTTCGAAAGCAGTCTTACCATCAGGCAACTCGATACGAGTTGAAACCTTCTTGAAAATATCATACTTTACGGCGATAGGAACCAATCCATAATGAGGATTTAGTCCAGTATCATAGTTCAACTGAACTTCAACCATCTTGTTTTCCTTGGTAAATCTACCCTTGAACAACTTGCACTTGATAATATTACCAATGATATCTGTCCCGTCCTTGTCCTTCTTCTTTGAAAGATAGACAATCGTAGATGCGGCATACTTCAAACCAGAAC